GATTTGGTCAAGCAGGCTCTGGCCCGGAGCCCTCACGCGAAGTTGCTGATCGGATATCTGGGCCAGAGCTTCCGAGCGGCGGACAAGCCAATCCAAGAACGGAAATATGATCCGGGCTCACGGGTCGGCCTTGGCTGGGTTCTGCAACGCCGGAAGGCGGCGGCGGACGTTCGGACAATTCTCAGCGACGTGAATTTTTGGAAGACCAGTTTGGCGGATCAGATGGCGATCAGAATCGGCCATCCCGGAGCGGTGACGCTGTATGACGGACTTCACAGGATGTACTCGGAACACTTGGTCAGCGAGTACGCAACGCAGACCGAGGGCAGAGGTCGCACGGTCATGGAATGGAAGCTCCGGGTCGGCCAAGAGAATCACTGGCTGGACTCGACGGTAGGCTGTCTGGTGTTGGCCAGTGTCCTCGGGTGTAACATTCCCGAGGTGGCCGAGGCTGGCGAGAAGCGGCGGAAGAAGAAACCACGACGAAAAACGGAGGTCAGAACGTGAAGGCAGGCAGACCAAGGGGCTCATCCAGTTTTGAGCGCGATCTTGTAGACGCTCCCGTCAGCCGGTGCGCTCGCTGCGGATCGACGGAGCGGCTTGACTATCGCAACGTCGAAACAATCCACGGCGAAGGGCGAGATCCGCAGGGTCGGCCTTATACGGCGGTCGAGCTGCGGCCTACTAAGTGTATCAGTTGCGGGCAGTCGCGAATCGATCGGACGTGGATTTACTGCCCGGTGAAATAGGGATTCCCTATTTAATATCTAGACGACTGCGCCGGAAGCTCGCACACTCCCGGCATGACTACCGAAACAACGACGCAAAAGATCGCACGCCTCCGCGAGCTGCTAGAGTCAGGAGTAACATCCGACAGCAGAGACGGGGCCAGCACGTCCTTTGATCTGGAGTCTGTTCGCCGCGAACTGCTGCGGCTGGAGCAGGAAGCCGGGACACGCCGGCAGCGGCCTCGGGTGTTGAATATGCAAATGGGGAGACGCTGAGCCATGGCGCAGACGCTCCCGCAGACATCCGACTCCACCTATCAAGCCCTGAATCCCGGCAACCGCCGGCGATCCGCGAGCCAGCGGATCAGGCTGGAGGACAGACTCCTCACAGATCGACGCCGCGAGGCTCTCGCAGCCAACGCTCTCGACGTCCATCGCAATATGGGGCTGCTCGGCTGGGCGATTCGCCGGACGCTGGACTACTGCTGTTTGTGGGACTTTCAGCCACGCACGGGCGACAAAGGGCTGGACGCCGCGCTTAAGTCTCTAATGGCTCGCGACTGTGAGCCCGAGCGGGTAGATGTGTTTGGCCGGATGGACTGGGACGACTTTCGCCGCGTGGCGGAGGCTCAGAAGCTACTGACGGGCGACTGCTTTTTTATCAAGCAGAACGACTGGACACTTCAGCTGGTCGAGGGGGCGTGGTGTCAAAATCCAACGGACGCCCGGACTGACGCCGGCCAGTGGCTGAACGGGGCCAAGCTGCGGAACGGGCGGATAGTCGCTTGGGCTTTCAACGAGGAAGATCCTCTTACGGGTGTTCGGTCAGCCCGGACGGTTCGGCAGTCGCAGGTTTGGCAGCACTGCCAATTCGAAGCCCGGCCCAATCAGATTCGGCCCCAGTCCCCAATCGTTGCGGCTCTGAATGAGTTTCGGGACGTCGATGAGACTTTCGATCACATGCGGGCAAAGGTCAAGCTCGATCAGTTGTTTGGCATCGCCTTTTCACGCAAGGACGATGCTGAGGCATTCGATCAGGACTCCGACGCCGAAGGCTCACAGGATCAGGCGGCTCGCGTGGTTGACTTTGGCCAAGGGCCGGCTGTGTTTGATCTCGATCAGGGCGAATCTGTCGAAGCAATCCAAAGCGGCAATCCCGCGACGAACACACAGGATTTCCTCAAGCTCTGCATTCAGGTTGCGCTTAAAGTCCTTGATCTGCCGACGACTTTTTTCTTTGAGGATTACACGAATTTCTTCGGATCGCGGGCCAGCTGGCTTTTGTTTGAGCGAGCTTGTCACGCTCGCCGGAAAACACAGGAGCGGCTTCATAAGCGATTCACCAGTTGGAAGCTGCTTCAGTGGACGCTGCCGGTCGAGTTCGGCGGGACGGGCGAGCTGGTTCTGCCAGCAGGCCAACTGATCACCGATCTCAAGTGGCGATGGGTGCCGCGTGGCGTGGCGTGGTGGAGACCGCAGGAAGAGCTGGACGTCGCGCTGCGGTCAGTCGCGGCTGGGCTTCAGTCCATGCAGGACATCTGCGACGAACGCGGCCTCGGGGATTACCTTGAGAACGTGGCTGAGATTATGAGGGAAAAGGAAGAGCTGGCGGCCATGGGCTTCCAGCAGGTTACAAACGCCGGAGCGATGATCCGGCTGGAGGGTCAGCAGTGAGCGCAACTTCGAGGCTGTGGCAGATCGATCCCCGGTGGCTTCAGGGCTACGCTCTAAAGGCGGCGGCCCGGTCAGGCGTACGCGCTGACGGCATGAGCCCAGATAAGATCGACGATTACTTCTACGATATGTGGTCCGAGATGCTGGGCTTCGACACAGCGGCCCCGCTCGACTACACAGAGGACGGGATCGCAATCCTCACGATCGGCGGCCCGCTCGTGAAGGGCAAGACATCGCCTTATGTCAGCAACTACGCGGCAATCGAGGAGGGTCTCGATCAGCTGCTGCTGGCTCCTCCGCGGGCGGTGGTTCTGAAGATGGACAGTCCCGGCGGTATGGTCGCAGGCCTGGAGCGGTGCGTCCAAAAGATCAGCCGCCTGGCAGAGAATACCCTCGTGGTGGCCAGCGTGAACGGGGACGCCTTCTCCGCGGCCTACCGCCTGGCTTCGCAAGCTGGCTCGATCTGGGCCAGCTCTGACAGCGAGATCGGATCGATCGGGACTTATTGGCAGCTCCTCGACTTTTCGGCGGCCTTCGCGGCTGACGGGATCAAGTCTGTCATGCTCACGACTGGACCGTTCAAGGGTGTCGGAGCTGTGGGTGAGCCGATCACGGACGACCAGACGGCCTTCCTGCAGGGCAAGGTGGAAGAAGCAAACACAAGATTCCTTGCGGATCTTATGACAGGCCGCGGACTGGCAGCAGACCAGATCGAAGCGGTCTCTGATGGACGATGGTGGTCCGCGGCTGAAGCCGTCGGGCTCGGTTTGATTGATCAGATCGGGGGGCTGGGAGACGTTCTTGCAGCCATCCGCTCTAAGTTCGAAGGTGAGGTTAGTATGACGAAGGAAACCTTGACGCCGGCAACGGCTCAGGAGCCATCCGCAGCGGTCGAGGTTTCCGCGGCGGCGCAGGCAGCAACACCAGTCCCGGCGGCTCCCGGTCTGGCTCAGTACATGGCGGCGTTCGGCGATGCCGAAGGAGCCAAGATGTTTTTGGCTGGAACCAGCTGGCCAGACGCGCAGGCGGCCCAGCTCGAAACGCTGCGCGGTTCACTGCAGGACGCTCAGGCCGAGATTTCGCAGCTCAGGGGCCAGCTTGCCAACGTGGCGGCAGAAGCTCGCGGCGTGGCCTCCCCGGTGGCTGTCCCGCAGGGTCAGGCTAAGGCCCGCGGCCTTGCTGACGTGTCCAAGTTCCGCGGCTGATCCGCGGCCTGTTTTTTCTGTGTTTATTCTCTGATGTTTTGAAAGGTTAGAACAATGGCTGACACGCTCACTACTTTGGCGGAACTGGTCCGCTTTAACTCGTTGGACGTCAATCCGGCTGAGATTACCGACATTTTGAACAAGGCTCCAGTCCTTGCGGCTCTGCACGCCATGCAGAGCAGTAACGGCACCACCCACAAGTTCAACGTCGAAACGACGGCTCCCGTCATCGGCTTCCGAGCGGTCAACGCCGGGGCGGATTACACGGCCTCAATCTCGACTCAGACGTCGATCGATTTGAAGTACATTGACGCCAAGATCATCGAGGACGTGGCACTGTGTAACGCTTTTCGGGGCGGCCCCCAAGCGTTCATGGCCTCGCGTCTCCGCCGGCAGCTGCGGGAAGCTCTCTTCGTCTTGGAGAAGCAATTCTTCAACGGGACCGTCGGCGGCAGCGCAACGGGCTTTCTTGGTTTGGCCGACTCTGCAAACTATAACCAAATTGCAGACGCTTTGGTTGTCAACGCCGCAGGAACTACAGCGGGGACAGGCTCCTCGGTGTATTTCTTGCGATCAACTGCAGACGACAGCTCTGTCGCCTTGGTTGGTGCGGGTGACGCTCAGCTGGCCGGGCCGAACATCAATTTCACGGTCGGCGACATCTTCCAGTCCGTCGTCCCGGGCAGCAACAGCCTGAGCATGGTGGCTTACGCTCAAGACTGCGGCGGCCATCTCGGTGTGCAGATCGGCTCGAAGTTTGCGGTCTCCCGCATTGCAAACTTGACCGAAGATTCTGGCAAGGGTCTCACCGATCTGCTGCTTGCCAAAGCTTTGGCATTGTTCCCAGTTGGTGATCCGCCGACTCACATTTGTATGAATCGCCGATCGCTGCGGCAGCTGCAGAGCAGCCGCACGACTTACAGCCCGATCGGAATGCCAGCTCCACGACCGACAGAGTACGAGGGCATTCCGATCATCGTGACCGATGCTTTGTTAAGCACGGAAACTTTGCTGGTCTGATCCGACTTGTGTTTTCGCTCCCCGGCTGCGGTTGGTCCTCCTCCTCACGTCACAGCCTCCGCAGCCGGGGCTCTTTTGTTTCTTTGGTGTCTTATGGTCTCCCCAATCGCAGCAGCAGCCAAAGCAGCTCAAGCGGCCTCCATGCGAGTCCGCGGGGAATCCGTTACGTTTACACGCGGGGCCAACAGCTGCACGCTGCAGGCAATCCGTGGCCAAAGGCTCTGGGATCGCTCCGAAGCCGGCTCCGGTGTGCAGGTCGGCGATCGGTCTGAGGACTGGATTGTCAAGGCGGCGGACCTAGTGATTGACTCGGCGACAGTAACGCCAGTCCGAGGTGACACGATCACGGCGGACGGAATTGTCTTTCGCGTCATGCCATTTGGCTCAGCCGATCAGCTCTGGCAGTATCACGACAGGGACCGGCTTTACATCCGAATCCACACCAAGGAGCGGACGTAGTGGCCAGCAGAATTAGAACACTTTCCGCGGCGGTGGTCGCGGCAATCAACGCCGACGGCTCACTTCCGGCAGGCGTGACGGCTGAGCGGGTTCGCTCAGTGACGTATCTCACGGCGGGCTTCAGCAGCGGCACGCCGGGCAAGATCGGCGTGATCTGTCCGGGGACTGAGGATGAGTCCGATCGGTCTGGCGTGGCTGAATCAATCCGGCTTGCGGTGGTGTTTGTGGCTCGGTGCGCGGCTGAGGCCGTGGCAAGCTCGGACGCCTCCGAGGACTTTCTGGAGGGGCTCTGCGATGCGATGCGGACGTCCACGACTTACGAGTCAATCAGCCTTGGCGGCGGCCTTGCGGCGCAGCGGCGAGACGTCCAAATTGTTACGACTTGTGACCCGGGAATGCTGGATCAATCGGAGATGTTTGTCGGAGTGATCGAGGCTCGCTGGTTCGTTTCAGTGGGGGCCAGAGCATGAGCGGGATCGTCACGACAAACATGGACGTCAAAATAAACGCTCGGTTCTTCGACAGGGAGCTGGCCAAAACGCTCGGCCCAACGATGCGGCGATACTTTACGCGAGCGGGCGGAGCGATCCGGACGACGGCTAGGCGATCGTTGAAAAGGGCGGCACAAAAGCCACTCAGCGAGCTGACAGAAGAACAGCGGGCAAGCTACGAGGCGTGGAAGGCTCGCTATGAACGTGGCCAGTCTGTACTGAAGCCGCGGCGGCCTGAAAAGTCTGCAAAGCCAGGCCAGCCTCCGTTGCTGCATCCAAAGCGCAGCGGCGGCAGTCTGCTCAAGTCTCGGCTGTTTTTTGCTCTGTCAGAAGATCGGACGTATGTCGTCATCGGTCCCGAGCTAATCGGGGCAAACAAGCGAATAAAGCGCGAAAGGCGTGGACTGTCTTCAGTCGAGGAGCTGGAGCAGGGGTTTCCGTTTATGGAGCCGGCTTTTCAGGCGATTCTTCCTCAGCTTCCCAAGTATCTCGAAATGGCGAAAGGTTAGACCATGCCAGCAGCAGCAGACGGTGCAGTCCTCGGTGATAATTGCCAACTTCATTTTTCCGCAACGCTCGGCGGTGCAGGGGCTCTCACCGAAGTCCCAGTGGTAATTGACGACGGCGTAAATTCAGAACGGCGAGTGGCGGAAGTCAACGCTCGTGGTGACGCCGAGATCACGGAGCTTCTGGGCAAGCCGAAGCACTCGATCTCGGCAAATCTGCTGTTCAAGCGAGGCACTCCGGGGGCGACGTTCGTGACGCTGCGGAACGCTTACGTCGCGGGTACGGTCCTTCACTTTGCCCTGACCAGCGGAGCTATCGCGGACACTGGCCAGCACGTCTTCCGCCTTGAGGGCCGGATTAAGTCTTGGAACGAGACGCGGCCAGACGGGGACACTGTGAAGGTGGCGATCGAGATCACAAAGGCGGCGGACAACAGCTACGCGAGTAACTGGTCAGTGGTCAGCAGCTGATCCGCCGGGGTGACGTGGTGACGTGTATTTTCTCTTATGGTGTTGGAGGCGTATGACATGGCAGGTCCATATATCGGACAGGTGGACGAAGTTTCGCTCGTAAATCCAGACGGCTCGCCGGTTCTGAGTGACGACGGGAAGCCCAAGGTGGTGAAGCTCACGGTGGTCGCCAGCACTGCTGGCCACGCTCCCGAGCCAGCTACGGAGGGTCCGCAGCAGTGAGCAGCTTTACTGATCTGGCTGGTGTGACGCGCAGCCTGTCAATAAATCTCGCTCACCGACGGACGATCAAACAGCAGACGGGCTGGGATCTGGTGGCTATGGCCCACCAGCCAGCCGATCTCGATAAGTTTCTAAATGCCTTGCAGCAAGACGACGACGATCTCTTGTGGCAAATTATTGCCATCATTACTGGCACAAACGCGGCAGACTTAATGACGAACGCGGACGGGACAGTTTGGCGGGATGCTGCCGACGCGCTGATTGAGGCGGTCGTGGTTTTTTTCCCGGCCCAGAGCCCACTTCGGCGGCCTTTGGGCGAACATTTGCGTCAGCAGAAAAAGTCTCAGGCGGAAATTCAGTTGCAAGTGGAAAAGAGGATTCTGGAGGCGGTCAACGATATCCACTCGGGCATCTCTGGATTACTGGAGTCGACCAGTGGCTCTGGAGAATTGCAGCACTCACCCCAGGCGACTGGCTGAGCTGGAGTCTTAGTGAGCTTCTTTGCAGATATCAGGCGATTCAGTATGAGGGCGATAAGCGGACGGCTGAAATCGTCGCGGGCATCTACAATGTCGTTCGAACAAAAGGCGATCCCGTGTGGAGTTATTTAGATCTTCATCCCAAACACTTCAGACCAGCAACCGCCCAGAGCGGTAAGGCTAAGCTGGCGGCCATCGCTGCGGCAATGGCTCCCGATATGGTCTGGAGTGCGACACAGAAGCCCGAGGTGATTTGATGGCCTCATCAAAAGCAATCGAGGCGGCTCGGGCCTTTGTCCGGCTGTTTATGGACGACAAGCAACTCAAGGCAAGTCTCAAGGGACTCCGCGGCCAACTGGCGGCGGCGGCCTCCGGGATTGGTGCCATGGGAAAGGCCCTGGGCGGTGCGGCTCTGTCCACAGGTGTCGGGGCGATCGCCTCTGGCTTTGCTGCAGCGACGGCTTCGGTCTGGCGGTTCGTGGACGCCGGGGCCGGGCTCGATGATATCGCCAACAGGACAGGAGCCAGTGCCGAGGGGCTCAGTCA